ATGGAAGCACTGGCGAAGGCGCAGGCCGACAACGCCACCGCAAAAGAAGAGGCCCTGTCTCCCTCATACCACCGTCGCATGACGGCATCGGAGATCAACGAGATCAGTGAGCGGGTCAGACAGGACCACGCCAGCAAGATCGGTCACAAATACGAGCACGTCAATCCAAACATCATCACCAAGGACAAGCTCCGGCCCAGTCACGGACCGTGTGGTGGTGAGTCCACCCCTCCGTTTGGGTGTGGTGATTCGTGGGCGGTGAACAAGAAGCTGAATGAGGTCACGCTCCATGATGAGGACGCCGTTGGTATCTGGCCCGACGCACCCGAGATGGAAACCGTCGAGCTGACTCCAGAGGTGGTGGACCTTCTCTGTCAGGAAGGGATCAAGGCTCTGGTTGCAGACGAAGAGGCGGTAGTCTTGTCACCTGAAGAGCTGAACACACTGGACACAAACGGTGCGGTGGTGCTCACCGACTACCCGCTCGAAGCAGAAGCACAGGACCGCTCCGTGCGTGAGTATTTCGAGGCGAAAGATCCGGTCAACCCTGTCCACACCTACGCTACCGAGTGGGCGCGGCTCAACACCGAGAAGATCGACCGCGAGATCTTGGCGCAGCGGGACGAGATGCGAGAGCAGAGGTCCGCCGAAGATCTGAAGGCTGCGATCAATGAGTACCAAACGATCGTAGCTGAGTGCGGAACGCCGGAGTGCCACGGTGACGGTGAAGTCTACGGGCGAAGCATCCTCGACGCTGCTCAGCAGGAAGAGCTGAAGGAGTGGGCTGGTGCCCGCACCACGATGGGCGTGGCCGACGAGGAAGATCTTGTCAACTCACCCACTCACTACAACCAGTTTGGCCTCGAATGTATCGACGCCATCAAGCTCGCGGTAGGAGAGGAAGGCTTCATCGGCTACTGCCACGGCAACGCTCTGAAGTACCTCTGGCGAGCAGAGTACAAGGAGAACAAGAAGACGGACTTCGCAAAGGCCGCGTGGTACGCACGCATGGCGGGAGGAGATGACCCTCGTGACGACTAACGGTAACGGGAACGGAATGTCACCTGAAGAGATGTCCATTCTCAAGCTCAACCTCATGTATGACCGCGGCCTCGACATCGACGCCCGCACACTCTACATCTTTGATGGGATCGACGAGAACATGGCCGAGAGTATCGTCATGGGTCTGAACTTTCTGACCCGTAGCGAGGACCCGATCACCATGCTCATCAACAGTCAAGGCGGATCGGTCAACGATATGTTCGCCATCTATGACGCGATGCAGGCTTGTGTGAACGAGATCACAACCGTCGGGATTGGGGAGGTGTGCTCTGCTGCCGGCTTGCTGTTGGTGGGTGGAGACTACCGCCTCGTGTCCCGCAACTGTCTCTTCATGGCGCACCAAGTTCAAGGCGGGTACGCTGAGGACGAGCCCCTCAACGTGGCCGAGGTCCAGATCGCTGCTACCCGCATGTGCTGGAACCGCTGGGCGAAGTGCATGGCAGAGCACACCGCCCTGCCCGAGAGCTACTGGAAGAACCAGCTCCCCAAGGAGAGCGAGCTGTGGCTCCCAGCAGAGAAGATGATCCTCAAGAAGAATCGGATAGCTGACGCTATCTGGGAGTAGAGCGCACAGCTCCTCCGCCCCGGTCACCATTCCTCCCCTTGTGGTGACCGGGGTTTTTTGTCTAGCGCCAGATGGCGACCCCTACAATTGCCGCCTGCTGCACGATCTTTCCCACCCCCTCACCACCATGTTGACCTCCGTTTTTCCAGCCGTTAGCGTCCATTTATGCGTGCGCTCTAACGTGCGCTCCGTGCGCTAGCGCATTCACGGACCACCAGAAGAGTAACCCCCTTAGAAGGAGATACAGATATGTGTGGAGGAGCCCCCAAACCTGCACCGCCTCGTAACGATCCGCCGCCTCCGGAGGCCCCCGCAGAGCTGATCCTCAGCGACAAGAAAGCCGCGGCCAAAGGCGCGAAGCTGGGACGCAAGAAGCTACAGAAGGGTCGCAGCGCACTCGTCACCCCCGGACTCACCGTTGCCGGAGGCACCCCCACGGGGACAGGCCTCGGAACCACAAAGGCAACCGTCTAAAGGAGTAGCAAATGTCTAGCGAAGGCACAGTCAAGGCTGCTTACGAGCGGATGTCCACAGACCGGGGTTGGTACCTCACCGAGGGGAAAGAGTCAGCGAAGTTGACCATCCCCTCCATTCAGGTGTCTGACCAAGACGCTTCCACCATCGTTGTGCAGAACTCCCCGGAGTTGACTGTCAAGCCGTGGCAATCGGTTGGCGCAAAAGGTGTGCGTAACCTAGCGTCCAAGCTGGGGCTTACCCTGTTTCCACCTACCGGCTCCTTCATGCGCTACGAACTCCACCCTACTTACAAGCAAGAGCTGGAGAAGGATGGACTTGAAGAGAAGCGCACCGAAATTGAAGCGAAGCTGGCCTCTCGTGAAAAGATTATCATGGACGACATCGAGCAGAACAACGTCCGTACCAAGGCCGATCAGGTCCTCCGACTCCTGATCGTGACAGGCAACGCCCTCGTTTATCTTCCGCCCGATGGAGGAATGCGAGTCTTTCCCCTCAACAACTACGTGGTTCGCCGTGACTTCACCGGCAATCTGGTCGAGCTGATCTACCTCGAACTCCTCGACAAGGCCACCCTTCCTGACAACATCCGACAAACCCTCATTGACGCAGGACACGAGCACCTAGATGACGTGCTGGTCATCGAAGACCCGAAGAAAAACCCAGCCGTTGCTGTCTACACTCGCCTAGTCCTAGTTGGTAAGAAGTTTGTCATCACACAGGAGGTGGATGGTCACCTAGTTGACCTCGGTAGCAAGACCTCGGTTCAGAAGGACAAGATGCCCTTCCTCGCTCTCCGCTTCGTCACCATTGACGGCGAAGACTACGGACGTGGCTATGTCGAGGAGTACCGCGGCGACCTCAGCTCCCTTGAGCAGCTCCGCAAGGCTATCGTTATCGCCTCGCTGAACGCTGCGAAGCTCACCCCTATCATCAACCCCGGCTCCGTCATCACCCCGAAGAAGCTCATGGAAGCAGCAAATGGTGAGCCCATCTTTGGCCGGCCCGACGACGTGGTGATGCTCCAGCAGAACAAGCATGCTGACATGAGTGTCGCACAGGCCACAGCGCAGCAGCTCCAGAACGATCTGGCTGGTGCCTTCCTCCTCAACTCATCCTTCCAGCGTGAGGCCGAACGGGTCACCGCGGAAGAGATCAGACGCATGGCCGAGGAACTAGAGGACGCGCTGGGTGGGATCTACTCAGTATTGAGTCAGGAGCTACAGCTCCCGCTGGCTGTCCGTACTGAGGACAGACTCATTGAGGACGGTACCCTCCAGCCCATCGAACCAAAGGATGCAGTCAAGCCCATAGTAGTAACGGGCCTCGCCGCCATTGGTAGAGGGCACGAGTTCAACCGCAACCGCGAGCTGTTTGCTTTCCTCATCTCTGAGGTACAACCCCTCATCCCCGAGATTGGGAACATGCTCATCGCACGCAACGCTATTGATCGAGCAGCTATCGGCCTTGGCGTACCCACGGATGGCCTCGTCAAGACTGACGAGCAGCTCCAAGAAGAAGCTGAAGCACAGATGCAACAGCAGCAGAGAGATCAGGCTGTAGAAATCGCAGGCCCCGAGTTGGCTAAGGCGGGGGCCTCCGAGATTATGAACAACCCCGAAGGTACGATGGAGGCCATGCAGAACATGAAGCAGGGCTCATCGCAACCGTAACCCAACAACAAAGGAGATTCCTTGGACATGGGCAAAACAACCAAGATGGAATCCAATACGAACGGCAGTAAGCAGGCCGGCGAACCGACCGAAGAGTCGGGCACGGAAAGTGTCAAGGCTGGAGTGGCGAAGGACGCCACCGAAGCGAAGGCCAAGCATACTCGCTTGCATCGTGGACAGAAATGTGAAGTTGTAAAGGTCACCAAGAACATTGTGACCGGAGCAATCTACGACCACATTCTCTACGAGCGCAGTGTTACCAACCGCCGTACTGGCGAGGTAGCCCCTGCATTTGTTGGCAAGAAACTGCGGCGCCCCGGAACGGGCGTGGTTGCAGCGAACGTCACCGAAGTAGAGATTGAGGAGTAAACAAATTATGGGCAGTGAAGTATTCCAAGTAGATGCGGCCGCACACGCGGCAGCAAAAGAGTCAGGCGATTACTCGCTTGAAGGAAAAGAAGTGGAAGAAACCACCACTGAATCTGACGACAAGACCGAAGAGTCTATCATCTCTGACGTTGACCCCGGTGACGAGGAAGGCGAAGAAGAAAAGGTAGAGACTAAGGACGAGGAGACAGAGGAAGAGGAAACAGAAGCCGACGAAGAGAAAGAAGAGAAGGACCCAGAAGAGGACTCTGACGGGACTGACTTCGATACTCTCCACGCCGGGTGGACTGAAGAGTTCTTGGAGAAAGGTAACCTCAGTGAGGATACCAAAGCTGCCATTCTGGAAAACGTTTTCCAAGCTGACATTCCTTCCGAAATGAAAGAGCAGATAGTTGACGCTTACGAAGCGGGACTGGTTGCTCTGACTAACGCCACCACAGCGGAGGCGTATGATCTCACAGGTGGAGAAGAGTCCTACAAGAATATGCTTGTATGGGCTAACGAAACCCTGTCAGATGAAGAGGCTACCGCGTTCGACGAGGCGGTTCTCGGCACTGACAAGACCACACGTCACTCAGCTATCAAAGGCCTTCACGCCCAGATGCAACAGGCCCTCGGTTCAGAGCCAAACTTTGAACCCAATCTGGCTCACAGCGCAGGCAAGGCTTCAGGCGAACCTATCATTGGTTCACGTCAAGAGCTTGCCAAGATCCAAGCAACTGTCGAGTACAAGAAAGACCCGGCAGTGCGACAGAGAGTTGCGAACCAGCTCAGACAGTCAATGGCGACTGGCAAATATATTGCCTGAGTCACTAACTTTCCAACACCGTAAAGGAGTACCATCATGGCTACTGCCAACGTTTCAAGGCTAGGCCAGAAGAATGCCGCTGG